AGGAGGTAAATGATGATCGACCACGCACCGCGCATCCGCGCAGAACAGCAAGCAGAGCAGGAGAACGCCATCATGGCCGACCTCGAACAGCGCAGTGCGCCGTTGTACTGGGCATTGGTCGCCGCCGTGGTTGCCTTGGTGCTGGCTGGCATCGCCGACCAGGCGAGCGGATTCGCGCAGCACTACGCCGACCTGCAAGCCACCAACGAAGCGTTCGCCCAATGCCTCAACGGCCGCGCCATCGGCATCGACAGCGGAGACGGCGGAATCGTGCGCTGCAACGTGCGGCAATACCCAAAACTGGTTGCGGGGATACAGCCATGAACGCCGTCGAACGCCTGCAGATCGCCCAAGTGGCCGACTACTGCGCGAAGTGGCTCCGTGCCAACGGCATCGAGGTGCTGCGCGTCGAGGGCGACACCGAGCAACCGTGCATCATCGTCAAACACAACGCCATGTGTGACCGCTTCGACGACATCGTGCACGCCTACGAGCGCGGCGAGCGGGGTGAGCGCCGCACCGGCTGGGTGTTCCGCTTCGGCTGCCAGATTAAGTGGGCGGTTCCTGCGCCGAACCCGCACAACGCCGGGAGGACAGCATGAGCCGCTTGGTCCAACACGAGCAATACGAGGCCATGCTTTTTCTGCGCAACGGCATCAGCCAGGCTGTTGCATTCGGCAGCGAGGCAGAAACCCACGCAGCGGTCGGACGCCTGCAGGGCTACCTGATCGGCTTGCACACGGCTGGCGAGATCGACAAGGACACCGTGGCGGTGCTTGAGGCCGACATGATGTCCGGCATCGCCTTCCTCTACAACGCAAGGGGGGCAGGCCATGCCCGCTGACCTGAAAAACGAGATCCGCGCAGCGCTGTCCGGCTCTTCCGCGCAGAAGCCGGTGGACACCGTGGTGCTGACTAAAGGCCACCACCGCAGGCGTGTCGAAGCGGTGCTGATGGAGATGTACCAGGCGCGCGAAGTCTGCTGCTGCAAGATCATCAAGGGCGGCAGCGAGTCTGTTGTGTGGTGGATCGCGGGCAACGCACCCCGCCAGCCCCGGCGCTACGGCAGGCAGGCGGCGAGACGGGTTGTTCGCAGGACCTCCGACCCCAAGATGCATAAGGCCAAGGTGAACCGCATGTCCGGCGTATCCGTCGAAGTGAAAGACCTGATCACCGCACAGCCCGGCCTGACCCTGCCGGAAGTGTACGCAAGGCTCAACAAGATGGCCGCCGAGGAACACAGGGTGCGCGCCGCCATCTGTCGCCTGGTCAAGCTCGGCTACATCCGTGCAGAGGGCGTTAAGCGGCATTTTCTCTATTTCCCTGGGGAACAGGCATGAAAACCACCTGCCCCGCCTGTGGTGCAACGGCCAGCCTGGACGTGCTGATCGGGTACGAAGGTGCGCGTGCGGCCCTGCTGCTTGCGCTCAAGCTGCCTGCACCGCTTGGCAACCTCTTGATCCAGTACATCGGCCTGTTCCGTCCCGCGCAGCGCAACCTCTCGTTCGCGCGCGTGGCCGACCTGCTCGCCGATCTGCAACCCATGATCGCCGAGGCCAAGATCGCGCGCGGTGGCCGCATCTGGTCTGCCCCACAGGACTACTGGGTGATGGCACTGACCGAGATGCTGGCCAAGCGTGACGCGCTCACCCTGCCGCTGAAATCACACGGCTACCTGCTCACCATCATCGTGGGCTACAGCGAAAAGGCCGAGGCCAAGAAAGAAGCGCAGATCGAAGCCGCGCGCGGTGGCCGCACGCCGGTGGGCGGTGCGCCCGCACCGGCACAGCCCGCACCAGCCGCACCGCCGCCCGCCGCCGCCCGCAAACCCATGCCTGCCGCGGTTAAACAGGCACTCATCAAAGGAGGTTTCAACGATGCAAACCAATGACCAGCTCGTCACCCTGTTGTCGCGCCACATCGGCAAAGGCAACGGCATCGGCGTCAAAGACATCGCCCGCCAGATCGGCGCCAACGAGCGCCACGTGCGCGCGATGGTGAGCGACCTGCGCGACGAAGGCCTCGCCGTCTGCGGCACGCCCAGGCACGGCTACTACATCGCCGCCACGCCGGAAGAGCTGGAAGAGACCTGCGCATTCATCCGCAAACGCGCCATGCACAGCCTCTGCCTCGAATCGCGCCTGCGCAAGATCCCGCTGCCCGACCTGCTGGGGCAGCTTCACGTGCCGACTTAACGGAGATCAACCATGACCATTACTTTTGCATCCCACTGGATACCCCTCGCCATCACGCTCATCGGCGTGTTCTGGGCGCTCTTCATCGTCGATGACGGTGGCGGCATGTTCAGCGGCATCGGCAATCTTTTCGCACTCATCCCGGTCAGCGTCGTAAGCGCCATCGCTTGGATCGTGTGGGCAATTTTCAAATAACCAACCAAGGAGAACCACCGTGGCATCCAAGACCCGAATCAAAGCAACCGCACAGATCAACGTGCCCCAGAACAACGGCGAAGCTGCTACCGACATCCGCCGGATCGGCGACCTGCAGCGCAACCTTGCCCGCATGCAAGCCGAGATGAACGATGCCATCGCGCACGTCACCGGCTCATACCAGGCACCGCTTGAGGCGATGACCAAACAAATCACGGACCTGCAAAAAGGCGTGCAAGCCTTCTGCGAAGCGAACCGCGACGACCTCACCAACGGCGGCAAGGTGAAGACCGCCAACCTCATCACCGGCGAAGTGCAGTGGCGTCAACGCCCGCCCAGCGTGCGCGTCACCGGCGCGGAAAGCGTCATTGAGACCCTGCGCCGCCTCGGCCTGAGCCAGTTCGTCCGCACCAAGGAAGAAGTGAACAAGGAAGCCATCCTCAACGAGCCGGAAGGCGTCAAAGGCGTGGCGGGCATCACCGTCGTGACAGGCGTGGAAGACTTTGTGATCACGCCATTCGAGCAGGAAGTCGCTGACTAATCATGACCCGCTACCCCACCGACCAACGCCGCCGCGACCTTGCCACGATCCACATGGCGAAGAAACAGCTCGACATGGATGACGCGGCGTACCGCGACATCCTGTGGTCGGTGGCGCGCGTGCGGTCATCGTCCGAGCTGGACCAGGCGGGCCGTAGCAAGCTGCTCGATCACTTCAAGGCATGCGGCTGGAAGCCGGCACCCAAGGTCAACGAATGGGCTTTCATCGACACCGCCGCGCCGGATCGCCGCCCGCTGCTGAGGAAGATCTGCATGGTGTGCAAGAGCATCGGCGCGGGCAAGACTTACGCCGAAGGTGCGGCCAAGCGCCAGACGGGCATCGCGCGCAAGCTGGAGATGATGGACGAAGGCCAACTGTGGCTGCTGGCCGGGGTGCTGGAGCGCACCAGGAAGAGCAAGGAACAAGCGAAGTGACACAGATCGCCCCATCCACCCTCACCGTCACCCCCGTCAGCCTGCTGGAGATCATTGAGATCATCGGCGAGTCGGCGGCGCTGGCGATGGTGAAGCGATACGGCGGGCAGCGCATCCGCATCCCGGCGCTGAGCAATGCCACCGACGACCACCCGCTGGCCGAATGCATCGGCCTCGACACCCTGCGCAAGCTGGTCGGTCTGGACGGCGGCCGCTGGATGTATGTGCCCAAGTGCCAGCGCAGCCTGCTGGACGCACGCGACCGCGAGATCGTCACCCTTTACGGCCCGCCGCACGATGTCAGCGTCAACGAGCTGGCCGAGCGCTACAACCTGTCCTATCGCCGCATCGAGCAGATCCTCGCCACGACGGTGATGGATGACAAGCAAGAGAGTCTGTTTTAAGGTGCGGGCTGGCATGACGCCAAACAAACAAAGCCGACGCAAAATGAAGATGCTAATCGCAATGATGATGGTGCTGTTCGTGGCTGCCTGCGGGAAGACGGAGCAGACGCTGAACATTTCGGTAGACCAGAGGCTTTCTGCTCAGGAGCAACAATACATCGGCAGCGGGGTGTTGAGGATCATTAAAGCATGCCCTGGCATAGTCGCCCACTGGGGTGACGTTACCCAGACAGAAACGCAGATCATGGATGCCGAGAACTACAGCGAGAGTAGAGATTATGGCTGGGAAAAGTTCGTGGAGCTCAGGCTGTATATCAACAGCAGGCCGAGATCAATTCCGGGTAATTATTTTGCATCAGGGCATACCTGCTATATCCGCGCTGGCAATGGCGGGAGAGCTGGCGTATCGGTAGTAAAGCATGCTTGCGTATCCGTGTGCCAGGATTCCGCAACGCGCAATAGTGATATTTTTATTGATGGATAGGAGCAAACCATGAAAACCATTGCCTTTGTTTTAACCCTGTTGTTCGCAACCAGCGCCTACGCTGGGATGACCGAGGATCTGTGCACCCTGGCAAAATCAGAGACTCACGGATTCCGGTGCAAGGTGAACCACGGCGCTGATTCCTACACGCTGCTCATCAAGAAGGATGTGCTCGAATCAGACACGGAAGAGAAGAAAGCCAATGCCAGGGTGGGCATGGCCAACGTGATCGAGAGCCACTTCCGCGCCGGTGGCGATCTGGTACTGATCCGATTCACCGGCCGCGATGGCGCGCTCTACGAGCGATCCTGCATCAGGATCAAGGACACATACAAACCATCCTGCTACGACGCAGAGCGCGTTAAAGAATAGCCCACCCTAGCGCCCCCAACAGCCCCGCCCAGTGCGGGGCTTTTTATTTGCGCCGAAACGTTTCGGTATCGTCCATCCTCGCGCGCGCACGTAACCTCGCGGGCATGACTGCCACCTTGCTACAGCGCCCTCACCCCAACCCTCTCCCAGCGGGAGAGGGGGCTGGTTTGTGTGGCACCTGCGCCCACTGGACGCGCCACGGCGACCCGCGCATGAACTACTACGGCTCATGCAACAAGCGTCCGGTCGGGCATTACACCGTTGGGCAATTTGCGTGCGTTCTACAACCAACCAAATGGAGGAAGGCGTGAGGCGCATCGTGCTATCCGACCACTTCACCCTGGACGAACTGACGCGCTCGGACACCGCGCTGCGTCTGGGAATCGACAACACGCAGCCGCCGTTCGAAGTGTTGCGCAATCTGGGGTATCTGGCGGAGGTGTTGGAGCGGGTGCGCGCCCAGCTCGCCGCGCCGCTCATCATCACCAGCGGCTACCGCTGTCCGGCGCTCAATGCGGCGCTGGGTAGTAAGCCGACCAGCGCGCACGTACTGGGGTTGGCGGCGGATTTTATCGCGCCCGGGTTCGGCAGTCCGCTGGAGGTTGCCCAACAAATCAACGAATCGGCCATCCGGTATGACCAGCTCATTCACGAGGGGCGTTGGGTGCACCTGTCGATCTCGCGCGCACACAACCGCATGCAGCGCCTCACCGCCCACTTCGACGACGGCCGTGCCAGCTACACGTCCGGCCTGTCCATTTCGCGCAACACTTATCAACAGGAGCTCGCATGACCCCGGTATCCGTTGTATCCGCCAAGCCTTGGTGGCAATCCCGCACCCTGATCGCGAACTTGATCGCCGCCGCGTTGCTCGCGGCGGAGGCGCAGTTTGCGCTGTTGCAACCGTATCTGCCGGGCAATGTGTATGCCTGGTTCGCTGTGGCGCTGCCGGTGGTGAACGCCGCGCTGCGCATCATCACCACTTCGCCGCTGGCGTTCCGGCAGCCGGGGGTTTGATGAGTCAGTTGGTCAACCCCGGTTTTTGGCTGGCCGTGCTGCTGGCCGCGTTGGCGCTGTTCGGCAGCGGCTATGCGGCAGGGAAAAAGCACGCGTCGTCCGCCTGCGTCGCCGACCAAGCCCAAGCGCAGCAGGCCGCGCAGGCCAAGGTGGACGAAACCAATGCCATGCGCGAGCAAGTCGCCCAGTCGCGCGAGACCTCGCGCGAGCAGATCCGCATCGTGTACCGAACCATCCGGGAGAAAGCAGATGAACTCAAAACCACCCCTCACCCCAACCCTCTCCCCGCGAGCGGGGCGAGGGGGAATGATTTTGCTTGCGGCCTTGATGCTGACAGCCTGCGCCTCTGGAATGCCGCCAACGCGGGAAACCCCGCGCCCGTGTTCGGCAAACTTGACTACCGACTGTCCAGCGCCGCCACCGGCCAAGTCGGGCAAGTTGGCGGACTTGCTGGACAACCACATCGAGTCGATGGAGCTGTACAGCCAGTGCCGCGACCAGCTGAAGAAACTGGCGGAGTGCGCGAACAGTGAAGCCGGAAGATCGCGCGCAGGAGATTGAGCTGGAAGAGTGGGAGCGGCGGCAGCAGGATGCCCTGCTGCCGGAGCCGACAAGGGAATCGGCCAAGTGGTGCACCGCACCGGGCTGCGGCCAGCGCATACCGGATGCGCGGCGAAAGGCGGTGCCGGGCGTGCAGCTTTGCATCGAGTGCCAGGCATGGCAGGAATACATGAATACACGATAAAGGGCGCGAAATGGATTTAGAACTGGCGAAATTTTTGTTTCAGGTGTTGACGTTCCTGATGACCGGCGGCATCGGCATCTATGTGTACCTGTCCAACAAGGACAAGGTCACCAACGACCGCATCGGCAAGCTGGAAGAGGACCTCGATGGCAAATTGGACTGCCATGTCGAGCGCATCATCGCGCTGGAAACCAGGGTCGGTGCATCGCCCACTTATAACGATCTGGCCGATATCCACGAGAAGATTAACAAGATCGGCGCCGACATCAGCGCGTTGTCGGGCAAATTCACCGGGGTCAGCAACCTGCTCGACACCCTGCACAACTACCTGCTGAGAGGCACCAAGCAATGACCACTTACGCCGAAGAGATCGCCGCCGCGCGCCGCCTCACCCTCCTGCTGGCGCTGCTTTTTGCGCCGGGCTACACCCTCGGTCGTCCCGCCTTGCGCGCCTTTGTCGAGCGCACCGGCTACATCACCAGCGCGGATCTACTGGCAGCCGAGGTCGCCTGGCTGGCCGAGATGGGGTATGTCGAGCCGCTTGAGCTGGATGCGGTGCGCCTCACCGTGCGCGGCGAGGATGTGGCGATAGGCCGCATTCAAGTGCCGGGCGTGCGCCGTCCCTCGCCGGGAGAGGTGCGGCCATGAAAGATATGCTGGTGTTTGTAGGTCGGGTTTTAACCCGACAGCGCATAGTCGGGCTGAAGCCCGACCTACAGGTAACGTGTCGGGGGTGCAGTCGCGACGCGGTGCGGCGGAGCCGTCTGGTGCGGGAGCGACTGCATCGCATCCCCTCCCGCAAACGGCTGGCTGCGCCAGTAACGTGTCGGGGGTGCTATGGCCCACGATGACGAAACCCGCCGCGCCGTCCGCGCGGGATATGTTTTCGAGCAGCTCTCGCTGGAAGCGGCAGCCGTCAAACACGGCGTGCCACATGCCACCTGCCGCAACTGGAAGCGCGCGGGCAAGGAACTCGGCGACGACTGGGACAAGGCGCGCAGCGCGCAGATGATCGCGGGCGGCGGCATCGAAGACGTGGTGCGCCAGACGCTGGGCATCGTGGTGCAGCAAGTGCAAGCCACCGTGCAGGCCATTCAGGACGCGGAGAACATGGCACCCGGCGACAAGGTGCAGATGCTCGCCAGCCTGGCCGATGCCTACAACAAGCTGATGGCCGCCTCGCGCCGGCTGATGCCGGAGACGGACAAGCTGGCGGTGGCGACGGATGTCGTTAAACGGCTGGCCGAATTTACGCGCATCAAACACCCCAGGCATGCGGCCGCGCTGATCGAGGTGCTGGAGCCGTTTGCGGATGAACTGGCGAAGGCGTATGGCTAACCAGACCTCCCGCCGTGCCTTCCTGGAAGAGATCGGCAAGCTCGCCCAGGAGTTCCGCCTTCAGATCGAGGCGGAGGTTGACGGCTTCGATCCCGATCCGGCTGCGCTGGCCGCGCGCCGGGCGCGGGCGTTGAGTGACTACCGCTTCTTTGCCCGCACCTACTTCCCGCACTACATCAAGTCCGCCGACGCGGAGCTGCACACCTACCTCTACGCCCGCCTGCCCGAGATCGTGGACAACGGCGAAGGCGACCACGAAGCCATTGCCGCGCCGCGCGGTAACGCCAAGTCCACCCTCGTCACGCAGATCTTCGTGCTGTGGTGCATCGTTACCGGGCGCAAGCATTACCCGGTGATCGTGATGGATGCGCTGGATCAGGCGGCCACCATGCTGGAGGCGATCAAGGCGGAACTGGCATTCAACCCGCGCCTGGCGATGGACTTCCCGGAAGCCTGCGGCGTCGGGCGCGTGTGGCAGGTCGGCACCATCGTCACGGCCAACGACTGCAAGGCGCAGGCGTTCGGCAGCGGCAAGCGCATGCGCGGCCTGCGCCACGGCCCGCACCGCCCCGATCTGGTGATCGGCGACGATCTGGAGAACGATGAGAATGTGCGCAGCCCGGACCAACGCGACAAGCTGGAGAACTGGCTGAAGAAGACGGTGCTTTCCCTGGGCGCTGCCGACGATTCGATGGACGTGATCATCATCGGCACCATCCTGCATTACGACTCGGTGCTGTCGCGCCTGCTGCGCAATCCACTATGGACATCGAAGAAGTTCAAATCTATCGAGCGCTGGCCGGACAATCTGCACCTGTGGGAAAAGTGGGAAGAAGCCCTGCTGAACCTCGGCCACGAAGTCGCCCTGGCGTTCTACCAGGCGAACAAACTGGAGATGGATGCCGGTGCCGTGGTGTGCTGGCCGGAGGGGCAGCCGCTGTACAAGCTGATGCTCAAACGCGCCCGCGATGGCCGCGCCGCTTTTGACAGCGAACAACAGAACGATCCGGTGTCCGGAGACGACGCGCCGTTCGCCAACAGCATCACCTTCTGGGTGAACCGCCTGAATGAGTGGGTGTTCTACGGTGCCTGCGACCCCTCTCTGGGTAAGGCCGGTGCATCGCGCGACCCTTCTGCCCTCGGCATCGGCGGCTACAACCGTCACACCGGCGTGCTGGACGTGGTCGAGGCCGCGATCAAGAAGCGCCTGCCGGACAAGATCATCGAAGACATCATCGCCATGCAGGCCGAGTATCACTGCGTGCTGTGGGTGATCGAGACCATCCAGTTCCAGGAGTTCCTGCGCACCGAGCTGATCAAGCGCAGCGCGGCGCGCGGTATTCCGGTACCGGCCCGCGCCGTGCAGCCGCACACCGACAAGCTGCTGCGCATCGAGACGCTGCAACCGCATATGGCCAACGGCCTGCTGCGCCTGCACCCAAGCCAGACCACGCTGATCGACCAGTTCCGCCACTTCCCCAAGGCCGACCACGACGACGGGCCTGACATGGTGCATATGCTGTGGATGGCGGCCATATCGGGCGGGGCAACAACAGAATTCCAATCGTCCGGCCGCCGCGTCGGCGCGTCCGGCGGCATGGCCGGTTTTATGTGAGGGAGTTATGGATAAAGTTATGGATAAAACCCTGAACAAGGAACAGAAGAACGAGATCGCCACCACCCGCGACGGCCGCGACATCACACGCGGCTACGTGGACGGGCTGCCGCTGCTGCCGTCCACCGACCGGCTGCTGGCGCTCAAGGGGAACGGCGACCTGACGATCTACCAGGAAGTGCTGCGCGACGACCAGGTGAAGGCGTGCTTTGGCCAGCGCGTCCGTGCTGTGACCTCGCGCCCGTGGGAGGTTAAGCCTGGCGGTGACAAGCGCATCGACAAGCAAGCCGCCGAATTCATCAAGGCGCAGATCGACAACATCGCCTTCGACGACATCACCGAGAAGATGCTCTACGGCGTGTTCTACGGCTATGCCGTGGCCGAGCCACTCTATGCGGTGGAGGACGGCAAGATCGTGCTGGACACCAGCCGTGGCGGTATCAAGGTGCGCGACCGCCGCCGCTTTGGCTTCGCGCCGGATATGTCGCTGCGCCTGCGCACGTCCGCCAACCCGATGGGAGAGAAGCTGCCGGAGAAGAAGTTCTGGCATTTTGCCACCGGAAGCGATCACGACGACGAGCCTTACGGCCTCGGCTTGGCGCATTGGCTCTACTGGCCGGTGTTCTTCAAACGCTCCGGCACCAAATTCTGGCTGGTGTTCCTGGAGAAGTTCGGCAGCCCCACTGCTGTGGGCAAATATCAGCCGGGCACCAACCAGGAAGACCAGGACAAGCTGCTGTCCGCCTTGCAGGCGATCCAGACCGACAGTGCGATCATCTTCCCCGAAGGCATGACCGCCGAGCTGCTGGAGGCAACACGCGGCGGCACGGCGGACTACACCTCGCTCTACGACCGCATGGACGCGGCTATCGCCCGCGTGACGCTGGGCCAAACCGCCAGCACGCAGGGCAGCCCCGGCAAGCTCGGCAACGACGAGCTGCAAGGCGACGTGCGCGCCGACATCGTCAAGGCCGATGCCGACCTGGTGTGCATGAGCTTCAACGCGACCGTGGTCAAGTGGCTGGTCGAGTGGAATTTCCCCGGCGCTGCACTGCCGCAGGTGTGGCGCAAGTGCGAGGACGAAGAGGATTCGAACACCACAGCCGAGCGCGACGATAAGATCTGCAAGATGGGATTCAAGCCGACGCTGAAGTACATCGAGGACACGTATGGCGGGGAGTGGCTGGAGACGCCGCCCGGCACACCGCCTGGGCAGGTTGGTGGTGCTGAGTTCGCGGAAAGTGATCGCCGCGTGCCTGGCAATTTACTCAAAAGCAACGGCCAGCCAGACGAACTAGACGCCCTCGCCGAAGAT